AGTATAAGTCTCTACCAGTTCACCACTGTCATCAACAATCACCAGAACAGGAGTAGCTGTGACACCATACTTTTTGGCAAGTGCAAGGTTCTCTTCAGGAATGGGTTGATCACTGAAGTCCTCAAGATAAACCTCTTCAATCAATTCTTTACGATCATCTTTGAGTGCATTGATGTATCGTTTGACGAGTCCGCAAGGTCCGCAAGACTCTTTGGTGAACATAATGAACTTCATTCTTTCAGAGCCTCCTCAATCGCATCATCCAGATCAGTGACAACTTCACGGATCTCAAACACCCGTTCAGGTGCAGTGGGTCCATAAGAATAACCTTTCTGGGCTTCGAACAGAACCTGACGAACCACAGCGGCTTGATAGGTGGACAGATTAACAGTTACAGTTTTCATTCGTCATCATCAAAGAAAGTACCGAAAGAACCACGACTTCCTGGTTCACGACTGTCAAGTTTATCAAACAACTTGTCAATCTTTTGCAGTTGATCAATGTTCATAATCATATCTGCGATTTGTTTACCGACGTAGGGTTCTTCCTGACGTGCGGCAAATGCAAGTGCATTGCGTAGAGCAGCCTCAGCTTCTTTGAGAGATTCCTCAACAGATTTAGATAGTGCCATCAAACATCACCTTGTTTACGATTTTCAGAGAAGTGTACGTCAAACGCACCTTCAGGATAACGCGAGAGAAGTTTCTCAACATTCATCTCAACCACTTCATCAAGTGACACACCGAGACCCATACAGGCTTGCATCACATACCACATGATATCACCCAGTTCACGTTTCAGGTGGAACAGGTTGTCTTCATTCACAGGTTTACCTTGGAAGACAATCTTCTTCACAACCTCAGTAAACTCACCAGCTTCGGCACACATACCTACAGCAGCAGTAAGCAATCGCTCGGTAGGAAATCCTTGATCGTTGAGAACCGCAAGGCGCTGGCCAAAATCGTAATAGTTCTTACTTGGTTTGGAAGTGACTTCATTTACAAACTCTTGATACTTACCATAATCAACGCTCATTAGAATTTTAACTCCGCGAATTTGTTTTTGAATTTGTTTTCTGGTTCATCATAGTCTGCATCCTGTCCATTGTCAAGTATGTCCTTCTGTGCAGACTGTTCACAATCATACAGGCGCATCTTGGCCCTGTCAATCCCAACGATGAACCTCTTGTTAATAGTGGGATCGTTATAACGGTTCTTCAACTGTTTAACCATAATCTGGCCCAGTTCTTCCAACTCTTCCGTGCTAATAAGAGCAAACATAAGATCGGCAGTAGCAGGCAGACCAAAGGATTCAGAAGTATCAGTAAGTTCAACATCAGAGCTCCCATAACCACTCCTAGTAGTTTGGGTAGCCGAAACAATTGGAACGTTGAACTCAACCGCGAGACCCCTGAGTTCTTCGGCGATAGCCTTGATGTGGGTATAAGAATTAACATTACCCAACTTAGAGTATCGACTGGAAGCACAAATATTAAGATAGTCGATAAAAATAATATCAGGTCTAAAAGACTTCTTAAGGGCAAGTTCATTTAGAAGGGCCTTGAAGTGTCCAGCATGTGCAGTCGCAGTTGGATACTCCTTAATGATTAGAGTTCCTTGGGTCTTTGATGCAAGTTTATTTACCTTGTTATCAAACATCACCTTCGGGAGGTCAGTAATCTCCTGAATGTTGACATTGAGAAGGTTTGCATCAATTCTTTCCGCAATTCGTTCCTCTGCCATTTCAGCAGTGATATAGAGAACGTTCTTTCCTTGCAGTAAGACGGAACTAGCCACATGGCACATGAATAGGCTTTTTCCGACACCCGTACCAGCAAGAGCGATATTGAGAGTTTTATTAGGCAGACCACCTTTTGTAATCTTGTTAAAGTACTCAAGGTCGAAAGGGATCTTCTCCTCTTTTCTGTGATATACCTCGTAACGTTGTTCATAGTCTTGAAGATAATCGTGACCAATGTGATTATCAAATGACACAGCTAGTGCGTCACTGAGGATACTGGGAATGGCATCACGACCTTTGTCCTTATCTTGACCATCTGCAATCTTGATAGACTTCATCAAGGCAAGATAGATCGCACGATCACGACACCACTTCTCAGTAGTATCTATCAACCAATTCTTATTAGTTTCTTCTGCATTAAGAGAAGAGACAAGATCAATAATCTCTTTGAACTCAGTGTCTGTTACATCACCCCTATTTTCAATCTCAATGTTGAGGATCTCTTGAGAGGCAGGTTTGTCATACTTGACAACAAACTTAGCTACCTCCTCAAAGATTACACGATCCTTGTGATCCTCAAAGTAATCAGGTTGAATGAAAGGAACCACCTTACGAAGGTAGTCCTCATCGTGGATCATATTACGAAGGATTGTGTTTTCAACTCTATCCATAGTGGAGATACGTGCTCATGATGTACTTTGGTCCACTCACAGGGGGACGGCCTGCGTGGGGATATTCCCAAGTTGGAGGAAAGACCAGAACGGAACCAGCCTCTGGTCTAATCATCTTACCATGAAGAGGGAACTCTGTCTCCCCACCTTGTTCCACTTCATTTAAATAAAACAACAGTGCGACATAACGACGTGCAGTTGCATGATTTACAACATCCACATGTTCATCAAACCGATCTCTTGTATCTGGATCGTACTTCTTGACACGAAATTCCTCCATGTATTTCACTGGAGGAATATACCAAGATCTAGGACCTAGGATTTCTTTATAGATATCGATTGCAGCCTTAACTCTTTGAACAAGGTAAGGATTAGAACCAAGATTCACCTGAGTGAACCTTGGCTTTGCATCACGATCTACTCTTTGTTTTTGATCAGAGTTTTCAAACGACAGTATCAAGCTCTGGCAGATGTCCTGGTGCAGGATCTTCGGTATCACCTGAACCATACGAGAACTCTTTTCTGGCTGCAACATCTAACTTCTCCATCACTTCTGAAGTGAAATAAACTTCTGGGTCTTTGAGGATGGCTTTGGCATAAACCTTCTTTCCGTCGATTTCATATCGACCTGCGACGTTCTTCCAGAGACCAGCCAATTCACCGAGCTCAAGAAGACCGTAATATCGATCAAGACCACGCTCATCGTAATAAAGACGCACAGAAACTTCTTGGTTCTCACGGCTCAAACGCGACTTAGCAGTCTTAGCTTTGATAATATTGCCGACAACCTCTGTTCCGTCCTTCTCTTTCTTCTTTGAGAGATAGATGATCGTACTTGCTGCATATTTGAGGCCAGAGCCTCCTCCCATTTCTTTAGTTGGTACATAAGATCCGATAACATCGTAGGTGTGGTTGGTAACGATCATTGGAATTTTAGCCTGTCCCAACTTGAGAGTAAGCATACGGAATGCACCTTTGACCAGTTGCGATTTGGTCATGTCACGAACTTGTTTTTCGTTCAGTGCATCCGTGATCTCTTTCTCAGTGGAAAGCATACCCAAAGAGTCTAACACAAACATACAAGGTTTGCGATCCTCTAATGGTTTCTTAAGGTATATATCCACCGCTTTCAGAGCCTTACTACGGAACTCTTCGATAGTAACGACGTTGACAACCACTACCCTGGTGAGATCAATACCCCGAGACTCAAGTAGGGATTTATTAACAGCGGCCTCAGTATCAAAGTAGAGACAATAACCATCGGGGTTAGTATCAAGAAAATTCTTAACCACAGCGAGAGAGAAGAAAGTCTTTCCAGTAGAAGACTCTCCAGCAATAGCAGTAATCTTATTCCCAGATACACCACCAAATACACTACCTGAAACCAGTGCGTTAAAAATGTACGAACCTGTGTCCACATAAGTCTCAGTCTCGTCTATCTCTGATGCAAGTTGGGTGTATTCATCACCGATTTCTTTTACAATGTCTTTGAGAAAATCCATCAATTATCTCCAATAAAAACATAATCTGGATGTTGAGATTTAAATATCTCCACTGCCTCTTCAGTTTTAAAAAACTTAAAGAGCGTTGTGTTTGGAAACTCTTTAAGAGAATAATTTACTTTAATCATCACGCTACCATCCCGTATTGTTCACGAAGTATTTTTTTATATGGAAGGTTCTGATCTCTCAGTTCCTTCACCAGTTTTAGTTTTTGATACAATGCAGTATCACCACCAAGAGTAAGAGACTTTACAATCGTTGCAAGCTCTTCGTCGTTGATAGGCAAATCCATTCAATACCACCTCAGGGTCTTAAGATATTCTAA